CATCGACTCGTCGAACATCTTGACGTACAGAGCGACCACGTCCTGCTCTTCTTTCATGAACCGCGCGGCCTCTACCAGCATGCCGTTGAGCAGCACCGAGTCAAAGTTGTCGCCAAGCCAAGTGGTGCCGGCGGTCACGATACTCTCTGGGTAGTAGCCGTAGTGCAGCTCCACCACATAGTTTGCAGCGGGCGTCGGGCCTACGATTAGCGTGTCTTCATCGAAGATGGCGTAGCACTTGGGCACCCCGGTGGATGCTGGGCCCGGGTACGCTTGACGGATGTAGTTCACATCCTTGTCCACCAAAAACTCATAGTCCCCCGAAGGCGTAACAACCGCCAGCGAGTACGGGTACAGAAAGTCGGCGGGCAATGTCAGATATGGCCCCGCAGGGGTCAGCGCTCCCGTCACATTCTTGCGCAGCGCGGGGAATTGAACGGCGTTGTACACCTTCTGCTCAGTCAGGCGCGCGAACCGCGCCATGTCGTCCGCAGCGAACTCGTTGACCGTCGTAGAGGCGACAGCCGCCGCCAGTTCGGAGTAGTTCATTTCAGCCGTTGCGCGTAAACTTCAGACCCTTGGTAGCGGCGCCGCCTCCGCGCGCCACCATACCGCCCTTGGCCAGTTTGGTCTTGGGTTTGCCGGGGTGCATGTTGGCCTCGTGCTTGCCAACGGCAACCTTCACGGTTTTTTTGTCCATTGCCATGTCGGCGTGTTTCATCTTCATGGTAGCTCCTTAAGGGAATTCAGGCCCATTATCCGGTATCTGCCGTGAGGCCTCAAGTGACGGATCGGGTCGTGGGTTGCGAATAGCTTGCGGGTCATGCACTGGCGTCATACCCTGGAAGTTCTGGGGGTGGTCCAAGTCCCAACAGGCGGTGCATACTAGCCAGTTAGTCGTCTTGCCGCGTATAGTCTCGGTGCGCAGTTTGCCAAGCGGAAAGCGGAAATTACAGCGATCGCAGAATGCGCCCGCCTTAGCCCCACTGGCAAACTTAGTCATTAGATACGCCCAATCTTTGGCAAGAATCTGACCGAGGATTTATCACGATCTTCTGACATGGCATCCGCCAGAGTCTCGTCGTACTGGGCCTTGAGCGTCGACAGCCGGGCCAGCCCCTCGGGGGTTTTCATGGCCATATGGTACGCAGTGCCGGCGATGAGCGCGGGCAAGAACCGGAATGGGACGTCTTGATTCGTCGCACCCGTCCCTGCATCCTGCAGGCGGCGCAGGCGCCAGTACACCAAGGTGTAGGGCGTAGAGCTGTCTGGCACAGGCCAGAGCGTAATCGTGGGGATCGGCGACTGCCGGTTGATGTAGCACTGCACGGGTCGACCCGTGTTGGTCTTGCTGGGGATCGTGGCGTACGTAGAGATGCTGATCCGGGAGATGCTCAGGTCCGACTGCGTCGTGCCGCTGCCCGTGCGGATCACATGCTCGATCAGGTCTACCGTATCCGCTGGCAGATCATAGGTGGTCGTGCCCGCCACCAGAGGGATGGAGCCCTCTTGGACCGTCCAAAGGTTAATACCTTTGTTTGCGAAGTCCAGGAGCAACAAGGCCAAGGAGCGCCGCGCGGTCTTGAATTGGTAGCCCGATCGGACGCCTTCCATGCCGCACCGCTCCGCGGCCTCGTCGAGAATTTCAGCGAGGTCCAGGTTGAAGTCGGTTGTGCCTGAGAGGCTCATGTGCGGTACCTTGCGGTTTTCTTGGCGATCTTGGCCGGCTGGGCTACAAACTGCTTGCCTTCTCGGGTGCCCTCTCGCTTGGCGCGGGTTGTGGCAGCGTACTCGGCAGAGCTTAGAGCCTCTCGGGCCTTCTTGGGTAGGTAGCGCTCGCCGGTCTCACCCGACGGCTTGCCCGATTTTGTTCCCCAAGACTCCTTCCCCCAGGTGGCCAGCTTGTTGTCGCTGGACTTGGCACCAGAATAACCTCCCCCTCGCTCCTTGTAGAGCCGCGTGGCTTCCTGCATAGCGCGTGCGCTGTGCTTTCCGCCCATCTTGGCCTTTGCATCGGCCTTGGCGCGCTCCCACTTGGAGGGGTCGGTCTTCTTGGCGACTTCAGCCACTCTTGGCCTTCTTGGCGAAAGGAACAAACCCCTTCTTAGCGGGCTTCTTCTCAAACTCCTTGCCCACCTTGGTCGGCACGCCGACCTTCTTGGCAAACTTGGGGTTGTTGGCAACGGCTTTCATAAACGCCGATTGTTTCTTTGAGGTAGCGGGCATGATCAGACCATCTTGCATTTCTTGGGCCGGGCCATACCCGTGCCGCGAACCACCATGCCGCCTTTGGCGTACTTCATCACGCCGCCTTTGGCCTTCTTCTCGACAGGCATAGCCTTATCGTAGGCCTTCGTAGCCTTGGCGCGTTTCTTGGCCTCGGCAACGTCTTCAGGGGACACGTTCTTCATGTCCTGATCGGGGGAGAACTGTGGCTTCATTGGTAGTCCTTAGTGTGGGCAGCGCGCCCGGCCATATTGTCAAGCTTTCGCTCGATGCGGTCAAATCTATCCAGTAACTGCTGCATGTCTGCACGGAACTCGGCGCGTGTGATGTGGTCTCGCGCGACCTCTTCCCGGGTGCGATTGAGCAGAATACTTAGCCGATCGAGGTCGTCAAATCTACCTTTGATCAGGAACCCCATGCCGGCCACGATGGCGGACAACGCCGCGTTCCAAAGCATCATTTCCATGTCAGCATTTCCATGCCTTTCGGGCTTTGTTCAAGCGGCTCTCGGGGTCTTTGGCCGCGTCGGGGAACATTTTAGCTTGGCCTGCCGAGCGGGCACAATACGACTTGCGCCGCGCAGCGTCCTTGGGCGTCTTCGGGTTGGGTGCCGGGGGTTTGAGGTTCATGCCCTGGGCCTTTGCAGACGCGCGCCCTTTGGCGTTCAGGCCTCCGGCCGGGTCTTTACCCTCTTTGCGGGTCCACGCAGCGGTCTTAGGTTTATTGGCCATCAAGCGGCTCCTGCACCAACACCAAGCCCAGCCGCCCCATGGCGACAAACGGCTCCTGCTCAGTGACATCAGCCACCGCGAACACAGCCTCAATCTCAGCCAGCGTGACCTCCATGCCGGCAGTGGTGCAAGCCTCATAGACCGCCACAGGATCGCCCGGTGTGCTGCTGACCAGCACCCATTCGCCTGTCTCGTCTTGCGACCAAAACTGCTCGGGGACCATGTGCGCAAAGTCCTCGCCGATGTAGCCGGTGCTGATGTAGTGCGTGGCCGGGCCTTCGGCAATTGGCGAGAGTGGCGTGGTCCACATACCAGCGCCTGCGGGTGACAGGGTGGACGCGATCTGCTGGGCCAGCGGGGTTACGTCGGCGGGCAGGATCATTGTGCGAAAGATGTCAGTCATGGTGGTCCTTATGCCCAAACCCGAACAGGGTTCTCAGGTGTCACCGCGAACTCGGCAAGCTCGACCAGTTGCTCTTCGGTGAAGTTGCCGCGCAGGTTGACGTGCCAGCCCGGCAGCGCAGCGGTCAGGAAGTTGCCCTCGCTGTCCATATCGCCTATGGCTTTGTGGATCACGCCGATGGTGTCGATGCTGGCTGTGTGGCGAGGCTTGAACTCGCCCTCGATCTCGGTCGTCACCGTGGTGGCCGCGCCCTCGTCGTCGTAGGTGGTGACGGTCTGGGTCACTGGCTCGTACAGCGCGGCAAAGGCCGCGGCTTCGTCGGGGAACTTCAGGCACAGGTCGGCTTGCGTGACCTCGGTGATGGTGTCTTCGTTCACGATGTGATCCCTTGGAGTTCGCTGTCGGAGAGGCGGCGGGGGAAGTAGCTGATGCGGCGGATGTGGCCGTTGAGGATGTAAGG